ATCTTTGCTATTTGATTTCCAATTCTCGTAGCGATCTCATTTGGTATCTTTCTCATTCTCATATCAAAATATGATAGTGTTTCAGGTAGCTGTATATCGAATTCATAACCCGGCAGATTTCCCAACTCTTCTTGAATTGTTTCAGATCCTATCTTTAAGCACATAGGATAGAACACAAAGAAGATCTTTGCAAGCTTCTTGCCTTCTTCCTCTCTATCAAAGACCCTGTCCCTTTTCCCAGCAAACACCGCTGCCAATACTGACTTCCGCTGGTCAAAGATCCACCTGCTTAGTTTGCTTTTCATTAGGTCTTCAAGAGGGGACTGCTTAGAGATAAACCGCGACCAAAGAGTGCTGTATAGTTCCTCATCTTTTGTAGGCTTCTTAGGTGGGGTCTTCGTATCGTCCTCATCACTGTCATTACCACTATCTACAGGCTCGGGCTCGGGGGGCTGGCCATCTTCAATAGAAGTTATAGGCCGCAAGCCCATAGGCGCCCACCACGCATCCCCCCAAGGAGTATCTCCCATACCAAGCTGCAACCTTTTATTAATAGAGTTTGCCGTCCACCCTATCTTTGTCATAATCTCTGCGGATGCAAGCTTCGCAGCATAGAAGTCGTGCATTGCCTCGACGTTTGCAAGATCAAATGCTCCCCATACCTTGCCACCCTTTATCTTTGAGAAGAACTTCGCCCACAACAGGTTTTCAAAGTAATATATCTTGGGCTGTAAGCATTCCTCCCAAAACATCTTGTGTGCTGTCTTAACGCCTTCATAGGACTGTATGTCCTCGTACAAGCCCATTACAACAGCGTTGGTCTTGTACACGCCAAAGATAATCTCCCTGGTGATCTTTTTCAAGTTGATAAAGTCCATGTCCTTCTGGTTAATTCGTGCTTCTGTAAATACACCACCACCAGTTATAATCGCAATCTTGTGTGCTTTCGTATAGCCTGCGTGCTTCTCGTTGATCTGTGCATCCAACCTGTTGTACTCATCGTCGTCCATTCCCTCAGGCACGGTAATAAAACCACTTACACGCACACCATCTTTGAAATACTGCCTGTTAAACACATCAGCATAGTAATCGTAATCTATTGCTATCTTAATAGATTAAAGAGGTGCAAGCCCTCTAAGATCATCATAGGGGTTGAAATACTTGAAGTGGATTATCTCATCTAGACTAAACACAAATTCGTTGTTTGGTCCTGCAGTATATTTCCAACCCATTAGGTTCTTCCTATCTTTGTCCCAGATAGGAGAAAACCTAGCAGGGTCGAATGTCCAAATTGCTGTGGGAATCTCTGTAACATTACTTCTATCCAATATCCAAAAAGCTTCTCCCCTCAATCCTAAAAAGATAAAGGTAGCCTCTAAAAGGATTTCCTGAGTCATAAAGGGGTTAGGGTTCAGGAACAGATCATACATAGGACCTGTTTCTATGACATTTGGATCATCCTCAGAACCCTGGTATAATTTAAAGGGCAAACGTGCAATGTTCTCTGAGATTGTCTTAATGGAAGCGTACACCCAGCCACTTTCCTTATAGGGATAGTTAACCGAGGAACTCTGCTCTGCTAACAAACGTGAAGGCATCCAAAACCAGTTGTCTGCTGGTAGCGGACCAATAGTCCTCTTCCTAGCCACAGTAGCGGAAAGGAGCCTGTCCAAAAATTGTATTCTCATTACTAGCCTCCTACAGCCATCGCACGCTCACCTGCTTCGTGCCTTTGAGATGGGTATGTATTGCATACCTCTCTGCATCCATTAAGTGGTTCATAAAGTTAATGGGCTTTTCCTCTTCTATTTTGCCCGTCTTCTTGTTCCTCTGCCAGCTATATGCCCTCTTCTCTTTAATAAGATGGTCGCTGGAGGAAAGAACATGACACCGCAGCCGCTTTACTGAATCTATACCATCCTGCACGCTCTTCTGTGCAGGCTTTATTGTTTTAAATCCTGCTTCATATATTTCCTTAATCCTATCTGGTTCTGCACTATCTGCATATATCTTTACCTTCCTTTGGTGCTCTGGAGGAATAAGAACTTGCATGTGTCGGATTAAATCCTTGTTGGTTAACCCAGTCTTATACATTAGTTCCTCTTCCCACACCTCGGTCTTCCCTTTTGCAATCCATATCCTTATTAATGCAGCAGGCGCATTGTATCCAAAGTCTACCCCATAGCACACATCCATTTCGCTGTCCTGGGGTATGTTGTCTACAATATCCCAATTTGTATAGATCAAATCCTCTAGCTTGCCCCACTCGCCTAGAGTATAGATCCTGTAATAGTTGATATCCTGATCAACCAAAGCCTGAAGCTGTTCCGTGTAGTCCTCAGGTAAGAAAGGATTGTCTTTCCAAGTGCTGTGGATTTCTTTGACATCTTTTAGCTTCCCCTCGTTTGCTTTGTCTATGATCTGTTCTTTAATCCAGTGAAATTCATCAATAGGGTTGAAACTCATATATATCTGGTTTCTAAACCCGTCCGTGGTAGGAGCCCTAAGTCTCAACTTAATGATGTTATACTCATCATAGGTAAACTCTGTAGCCTCCTCCAGCCAAATGTAGTTCCAGTCTGAGGACTTCAACTTTTCTGGGTCATCCACAGATCCGAAGTGAAGCATGTTCTTCGCATAGTACCAATTGAAGCCCACCTTCTCTTCTTTAACCATATCTGTAGCTTGGAACGTGTCTAACACCTCTTTCATTGTAAGATACACGCTCACACGCAGGGAGGGCAAGGATTTCCTCAAAATAATGAACTTCTTGTTCTTCTCTGTGAGAAACTTCTGGCAGAAAACCTGTGCCAAGGAATACGACTTGGAGCTACCTGCCCCACCCCTATTAATTATTATCTTTTCCTGGGAGTTGAATGTTTCGTAAAAGATCCGAGTAGCTTTAATGTCTACTTGCTGCGGCTTTTCTTTCTTCTTCTTTCTGTTGCCCTCTAAACTTTGCAGCACAAATTCTAAATCGTCCTGCGAGATAGATTGCTCTACCTTTTTCTGTGAAAGCGGTCTTTTATCCAACGTGCCTCCAATTTCTATCTTTTATGATCTTTACAATGGCCTCTTGGGACACATCAAACATGAGGGCAAGGTCTCTCAAGCTAATTCCACCGTCGAAGTGCAGTTCTCTGATTTCAATTACCTTTTCCTCTGTAAGTTTCCTTCCGCTAGCCTCTTCCCCACGTTTGATGAGTCCCTCTCTGATCGCGTGTTCCCTGTTCTCCAGTTTTGTAACGTACTCGATGTTTGAAAGCCTGTTGTTCTTCTTGTTGCCGTCTATGTGGTTCACCTCAGCTTTGTCAAATGGGGGAGGTCCTACCCACGCTTCCATAACCAATCTATGCACACGCCTGTGGATAGCGCGATCGTCCACCCACAAGGCAACAACTATGTAGCCGTTCACATTTTCAAACCGTTGCAATTCTTTCTTTGTAGCTCTGTTTCTAACCCTGCCGTCCTTGTCTACTTCATATGCAGGATAGCTGGGAACAGTTTTGTAGATCATAGCCCCTCTCCCCCCGATGCAATAATCCATGCAAGCACTATGCTCACGACCAAAGCAACCGACCAATATATCAAGCTAAACATTCGCAGCCTCCTGTTCCAACTCGTCTTTGAACTCTTCCAGCAGGTCTTCTACTACTTGGTCGGGTATCAAGTATCCTCCCAACTCCGGCCTGTACAGCCTCTGCAACAGTTCAAGCAACTCTTCCCTTCGCTCAGACATCTATAGCCTCCTCCATGCCTGCTGCAATCATCGCAGGCGTATCTCTGTCTATGTGCTTGTTGTTGTATTCCTTCCGGATCTCCGTAGTAATTACCTTTCCCTCTCCGTTCGCCGGAGCAATGTTGATCACCACGCTGGACCCACCAGGACCACTCTCAGCAACCCGATCAACCCACCCCCTGTGCGCTCCCAAGCACTTGAGAGTAAAGATGATCGCCGTCAAATTTTTCTTTTCTACCAACGATTGAAGCTGCTCCTCCGCAACGTCCAGCTTTTCCTCACGCAGTTCTACCAAGAGGTCCTTTAGGTCCGGTACGTCTCTAATCGACCTGTACAGCGTTTGCCTGCTACAGCGCAGTTCGCTAGCGACCTTTGCTAAATGTCCCTTGTGTTTAACAAACAGAATGCTTAGTTCCTCTGGTGAGAACTTCTTCTCTGTGCGCCGATCTATTGTAACAACGCTGCTTTCCTGCGGAGCAGTAGTGGCAAGTCTCTTCCTTTCCAACGATCCTGTGCCGTTCCCCCCATTGAAAGGCTTGTACGGGAGGTCCTCTTCCTCTTCCTCGCTGTATAGACGTTTTCGTTCCATGTCCTCCGTCCTCCTGTGTTGATTGAATATACCTATACTTATACATGGTCTGTCTCGCGAATTTCAATCATTCTTTTCTTTATT